TTATTGGACGCTCAACTCGTGGTCTTGCAATGCAGCCAGTTACTGTTGAATCATACTCTGACTTTGTTACCCAGTTTGGTGGAACAGTGCCCGGAAATGCTGGTGGAGATGTTTACCGTGGAGGCAACTACCAGTCTCCAATGTACGGCACCTACGCGGCTAAAGCCTTCCTAAACGCAAATGTTGCACCTGTAACATTCGTTCGCCTTCTTGGTCAGCAAACCACCTCTAACGATGGGACTGCCGATGCACAAGCTGGCTGGCAAACTGCAAACCAAGTAGCTTCTTCTGCTGCTTCAAACGGTGGCGCATACGGACTTTGGGTCGCTGCCAGTGGCTCCTCTGCTGAAGTCACTGCAACTCTAGCGGCAGTCCTTTATGTAGATAAGGGATATGTTCAGCTTAGTGGAACTTATTTCGATGGTAATGGTGGAACCGCCACTACTGGTGCTGCTGGACACTTTATCACAACAGATTCAGATGGACTTTTCACTCTTGAAGTTTACAACGAGTCATCAGCACTACAAGAAAAAATCAAGTTTGATTTTGATGATTCAAAAGAAACCTTTATTCGCAAGCGTCTAAACACAAACCCACAAGTAATGGAAGCAAGTCAAGCTTTTTATCCTGCTGCTTCTGAAAAAACTTATTGGCTTGGTGAGTCATTTGAGCAAGAACTACGCGACGGCTCAGATAACAGCCTTGGTAATTTAACAACTAACGATAATCTTATCGGAATTATCCTTGCACTTAAAGAAGGCGATAATGCTCCTTCTAAGATGAAAGGTCAGGCATCACGCGAAGCTACCGCTGGTTGGTTTATCGGACAAGACTTAGGCGATCCCGCAAGCTTTACTCCTGCTGACAAGCAAAAACTATTCCGCCTAGTTGGTCGTGGGCATGGCGAATGGTTACACAAGAACGCAAAGGTTTCAATCGAGAAGATTCGCGAGTCTAACACTACTACAAGTGATTACGGAACTTTCTCTGTCGTTATCAGAGACCTAAGAGATACTGACAACAATGTTGTTGTTCTTGAGAGATTCGATAACCTCACACTCGATCCTTCCTCCCCAGATTACATTGCAAGAAAAATTGGTGATCGCTACTACAAGTGGGATACTGATCAGAAGAGACTAAGAGAATATGGTGATTACGATAACCAGTCACGCTACATTAGAGTAGAAATGAACGCTGATGTTGATGCTGGCGCAACTGATCCAGTTCTTCTTCCTTTCGGATACTTTGGTCCTCCCAAGATTGCCAACATTTCAAGTCTTTCCGGCTCTGGTGTTGCGCTTGCTTCCACCTTTGTAACTGGTGGGCTAGGTATCCCAACTGGCGTTTCTGATATTCTTGGTTCTAGCTCTCAAGTAACTGCTTCACTGGTCTTCCCTTCAGTTAGACTAAGAGTCAGTGCTTCCGATGGCGGACTTCCTGACCCAACTGATGCTTATTTTGGTATGATGAGCACAAGAGAAGCAACCTCTACTCGCGCAGACGCTAGTATCGCTGATCCCCACCGCTTGCTTTACAGCGGCTTCTCCGAGGATCCAACCAGTGGTGCCATAACAGGTGTAGATGGATACGCTTATGTGTTCTCGCTTAACGATCTAACAGCAAGCTCCGGTCGATACTACTACGAATCTGGAGCCCGTGCTGCTGCGGCTACTGCAGGTAGAGCAGAGATTACCGAAGGCGCAATCATCACTGCTGGACATAACCGCTTTACTGCACCGTTCTGGGGTGGTTTCGATGGATTCGACATCAAGAAGCCAGATCCAATGTATAACTTGGGCATGGCTTCTGCAACTCAAGATAGCAGCTATGCTTACCACACTATTCATAGAGCAATCGATACTGTTGCAGATCCAGAGTTTATCAATATGAACTTGCTCACAATGCCCGGTCTCACAAATGAAGGTCTAACAACCCACATGATTAATGTTTGTGAAGCCCGTGCTGATGCCATGGCTCTTGTTGACCTTCCAAATGTTTACATTCCTCCACATGAGAAGTATTACGCTACTCGCCCTGAAAGAATTGGAACTAACCCAAATCAGGCAGCTACTGATCTACGCGCTAGAAGACTCGATTCTTCTTACGGTGCTACTTTCTATCCATGGGTTCAGACTCGTGATGATAACAGCGGACAGCTTGTTTGGATTCCGCCCACTGTTGCTATGATGGGTGTTCTTGCAAGCTCCGAGAGAGCATCACAAGTATGGTTTGCACCCGCAGGCTTCAACCGTGGTGGACTTTCAGACGGTGCTGCTGGCATTCCAGTCGTAAATGTAACAGAACGTCTCACTTCCAAGCAGCGCGATGTTCTTTACGAATCCCGTATTAACCCAATCGCTAGTTTCCCAAGCACCGGTATCGTAGTGTTCGGTCAGAAAACCCTACAGGAGCGTCCATCTGCCCTAGACCGCATCAACGTGCGTCGTCTAGTAATCTACCTCAAGAAGCAGATTTCCATACTTTCTACTCAGATTCTCTTTGAGCAGAACGTGCAAGCAACTTGGAACCGCTTCACTTCTTTGATTGAGCCCTTCCTAGCTAATGTCAAGACTCAGTTCGGTATTACTGATTACCGTCTAATCCTTGACGAGACTACCACTACCCCCGACCTAATTGATCAAAACGTTCTTTACGCTAAGATTATGGTCAAGCCAGCGCGTGCCATTGAATACATCGCAATTGACTTTGTGGTTGCTTCTACCGGCGCATCTTTTGATGATTGATTTTAAGGGGGCTTTTGCCCCCACCTACTACTTATTTATGAAACATAGGAGAACCTAACATATGCCATTCTGGTCAACCGATTTTGGACAAGATACAACCCTTAAAGATCCAAAGCGTAAATTTCGATTTACCGTAGAATTCCAAGGAATTAATGCTGCTCAGGGTGGCGCACTTCTTTGGTATGCCAAAACTGCCGCAAAGCCTTCTTTTACTATTGCTGCTGCAGAGCACAAATACCTTAACCACACATTTTATTACCCCGGTTCAGTAACTTGGAACACTATTTCTGTAACAATGGTTGACCCTGTTGATCCTGACATGACTGCAACACTTTCCGATATTGTTGTTGCTTCAGGTTATTCCCCTCCCACCGACGCCAATTCTCTTGGCTCTATGTCAAAGGCAAAAGCCGCTGGAGCTTTGGGTAAGGTTATTATTACTCAGATCGATTCCGATGGTAACCCACTTGAAACTTGGACACTCTGGAACGCATTTATCAAAGATGTAAAATTTGGAGATCTAGAATACGGTGGTGATGACCTAACTGAAACCACTGTCGAGCTACAGTATGACTGGGCAAGAGTCAAGACCGCAAACGGCTCATCTTCAGCCTTCGGTGGCGGTGGTGACGAGTTCTTCAAGAGTTGATATAGACAATATAAAACGCGAGGTGTAAATTGTCAAGAAACAAAGATCGTCTTGGTGGGTCACAGCACCAAGACACTCAGCCCCCAGCACAGACTGGCGGTTTTTCGTTTGTAGTTCCAACAGAATTTGTAGAACTACCATCACAAGGAAGATTTTATCCTGAAGGTCACCCACTACGTGGACAGGATTCCATTGAAATTAGGCAAATGACAGCCAAAGAAGAAGACATGCTCACATCGAGAACTCTTCTTAAGAAAGGTGTTGCTCTAGATAGAGTCATTGCAAGCCTAATTATTGATAAATCAATCGATCCTGATTCTCTTGTAGTCGGTGATCGAAATGCAATCATTATTGCAACAAGAGTTTCAGGCTATGGCAATGTGTATGAAACAAAAGTTTCTTGTCCTAATTGTGGAACAAAGCAAGATTACTCATTTGATCTAAATCACGCCAACATTTATGATGGCGCAGACGCGAGAGACTTGGGAGTGCAGACCAACCACGATGGAACATTTAATGTAAGTCTTCCACGCACAGGTGTCGATGTTCAATTCCGTCTTCTCAACGGACGCGATGAAAAAATGTTTGTTAATGGTATGCAATCGGACAAGAAAGCAAAATCAGAAAAGAACATCTCTCGTCAGCTTGCAGCAATCGTAGTTTCTCTAAATGGCGACACATCAATGCAGGCAAAGCAATACTTTATTGAAAATGTACCCTCTATTGATTCACGTCATCTTCGTCTAGCATACCGTCTTGCAGCACCAAACATTGATCTTACTCAGCAGTTTGTGTGTGGTGAGTGTTCTCACGAGCAAGAAATGGAGGTTCCGCTTTCAGCGGATTTCTTTTGGTCTAACTGACGAATATATGGAGAACATATATGAGCAGTTTTTCTTCCTCAAGTATTCAGGCGGTTGGAGTTTTTCTGAAGCTTACAACCTGCCTGTAGGTCTTAGAAAGTGGTTTGTTGAGAGACTACTGAAACAACTTGAAGCAGAGAGAGAAGCGATTGAAAATGCTTCTAAAGGAAGGGGGTCAAACTCTCAGACTTTAACTCCTCATAATGAACCAAAAAGACCAGAAAGACTGTATTAAACTAAGGCTACTCCGGTAGCCTTTCGTTTTTTGTGCGTTACTATTTACCTAATGAAGCGAGGGCTTTTTTGTGGCTACAATTGATGATCTTGTAACAAGAATAGACAAGCTTGTAAGAGTAATGGAGCGCAGCGAAGGGGGCGGCGAAACTGCGCGTCGTCTTCGGCGCCGACCTGATGATGGAACGAATTACGCAGCACAAGCAGAAGCAGCAGAACAGTTAGCTGAAAGCTATAGAAAAATAAATTCTTCTAGAGCAAAACAATTTGAAGTAGAACAGCAAATAGAAGCTGTAGTAAATAGAACTTTAGATTTACAGAGAAAAATAAAAGAGGCTCGTGAAGGCGGTGCTTCCAACGAAGAGTTAAAAAACCTCATGGATCAACTCGGGGCTATGGAAGAACAAGAAGATTTAATTAGAAAATCAAAACAAAGTGCTGATGATCTGTCTGATTCTTTTAGTTCTATTTTCTCTGGAAAAGCTCCTGACCTAAAAGGAATGCTTGATCCAAAAAATATTCAAAATCTT